AGGACGCCATCGTTGGCGTTCAGCGCTTCCGTGATGCTGCGGGCCTCCGCATCATGACGAAGCCGACGAAGCTGATCGTTCCGGCTGAACTGCAGTGGACGGCCACCCGCCTGCTGCAGTCGCAGTTCCGCGTCGACACCGCGAACAACGACATTAACGCGATCTACAACAACTCTGCGGTTCCGCAGGGTCATCGCGTTAACATGTTCCTGACCGACACAAACGGCTGGTTCCTGCTGACCGACGCTCCGAACGGCTTCAAGTACTACGAGCGTGAAACCCTTGAAACCGACGTCTACACGGACTTCGACACCGACAACCTCAAGGCGAAGGCCATTGAGCGTTACTCGTTCGGCTGCTCGAACTTCCGCGCAGGCTGGGGTTCGCAGGGCGCTTCCTAATCGGACTCAGGGGGTGGCATCCGCCACCCCCTAACTATGGAGAAAACTCATGACTCACTTCTCTGATGGTGTCCGGGCAGGTAGGAACTTCGCCAACAACGGCACGGCTTCGCTGCCGGGCGTCTTCATGTCGCCAATCAATGTTTATGACGTGGTTCCTGCCGCGTTGGTAACGAATGGCATCTGCCAGCAGCAGACATTGGGCGCTGCTGGCAATGCTACCCTGAACGGCTCTTTAGCCTCAGGCGGCGTTGCCACCTTGGATGTGCCACGCAACGTCATCATTGACGCGGCTGGTGCAGCTACTGCTGTTCTGACGATCACCGGCACAGACGTGTATGGCATCCCGATGTCGGAAGCTATCACGCTGAATGGCACGACCGCCGTAGCTGGCAAGAAGGCTTTTAAGACGATCACGCAAATCGCAGCCTCGGCTGCTGCCACCGATTTCTTCGTTGGCACTGGTGACGTGTTTGGCCTTCCGATCCGCGCTGACAGCCGCAACTATGTGCAGACTGCTTGGGGTGGCGCATTTGTCACGACCGGCACGTTTGTAGCGGCAGTCACAACCAGCCCGGCAACCACCACGACTGGCGACGTTCGCGGAACTTTTGCTCCCGCTGACGCTGCTGACGCCTCTAAGCGGCTAACGCTTTGGGTATTCGTCGCTGACGACGATACTCAGACGGGCCTCTACGGCGTAACACAGGCCTAATGCTTGGGGCGGCTTCGGTCGCCCCATTCATATGGAGATTATGATGCGGGCGAAGAAAGATTTTCAGTTCAAGGCAAAGCATAAGAACCCTTCAGGTGGCCTCAATGAGGCTGGCCGCAAGGCGTACAATGCAGCCACTGGCAGCAATTTAAAGCGTCCGCAGCCTGAAGGTGGGCCCCGTCGTGATAGTTTCTGCGCCAGATCTGCTGGCCAGATGAAGATGTTTCCTAAGGCAGCGAAGGATCCGGAGTCCCGGCTTCGCCTCGCCAGAAAAGCTTGGAACTGCTGACATGCGTGGAAAAAAAAATTTCATTGCTGAGGCCATTAAGAAGCCCGGCGCACTCCGCAAAGCGCTTGGCGCAAAGGCTGGCAAACCTATCCCGGCTGGAAAACTCGCAGCCGCAGCCAAGAAGCCCGGCATTATCGGTAAGCGCGCGCGCCTTGCTGAAACTCTGAAAAAGTTTGGCGGGAAGTAGTATGTCGAGGACTGACGAGGCGAAATGGAAGCGGCTCGTCTCTGCCATCAAGGCTGAGGGTAAGGGCGGCAAGCCGGGTCAATGGTCAGCTCGGAAGGCCCAGCTTGCTACTAAAAAATACAAAGAGTCCGGAGGCGGCTATAAGGGCCCGAAGACTGAGGCTCAGAAATCCTTGACCAAGTGGACGAAGGAGGACTGGGGAACCAAGTCTGGCAAACCTTCAACACAAGGTTCGAAGGCAACTGGTGAGCGCTACCTTCCGAAGGCTGCCATTAAGTCGCTGACATCTTCTGAATATGCTGCTACAACGAGAGCGAAGAAGCAGGGTTCGGCAAAGGGCAAGCAGTTTGTAAGTCAGCCTAAGGCCATCGCCAAAAAGACTGCGAAGTTTCGATAAATGAATTCTGGAGGCCATTGAAATGCGACCGATTGTTCAAACACTTTCCGATGCGACTGGCGGAACCCTTAACGGCAATCCAATCCCGCTGGATTATTTTGCGAACCCCAACAACATCACGCTGAGCGTGCTTGTGACTGGCACCGCTACGTACACCGTTCAGTATACATTTGATCTGGTGCAGGCTTCAGACTGGACGGCAGCCACCGGAAACTGGGTGGATCATCCAAGCCTTACGGCGCAAACTGCGACGAAGGATTCGAACCTCGCGTACCCGGCTACAGCCGTCCGCATCAAACAGACGGCAGGCAGCGGCTCTGTCCGCTTCACTGTCATCCAAGCCGGCTATTAAGGAGTTATCGCATGATCGCCACCAACATTGACGGATCTGCGGCAAATAGCAGCAGCCAGTTGCTCGACCTCCTGACACTTGTTGCAAACCCTGACGCATACACTCAGAAGGTAAAAGCCCTTGAGGATTTGATTGCAAAAAATCAGGCGGTCGTTGATCTTGTTGGTCCGGCTTCCGATATCCTTTCGCTTCGTGAAGAAATTCGCTCAGACAAGCTGGCTGCCAAGCAGTCCATTGCTGACGCAAAAAACAAAGCTGCTGGCATTATCTCTGACGCTGAAGCTGCTGCTGCCAATATTGAATCTGCTGCACGCGCTGCTGCTGATGCTCTCGCGCTGGAAACAGAAGCTGCCAACACAGCAGCCAAGGCCAACGCTGCCGCAGTTATTACTGCAGAAAAATCAGCTAAGGCCGCTGCAACGGAGTCAAGGAATCTTTCAGCCAAACTTAAAGATCAGATCGCCGACGCAGCCTCTGAAAAGGACAAGGCCATCGCGGCTGCTGCTGACGCAGAGCAGACGAAGCAGGACATTCTGGCAAAACATAAGGCCTTCATTGAAAGCCTTGCATAATGACAATTGCGCCGCACTCCGGCATTATTGACTTTGGCACATTCACGCCGCCAACAGTCAGTAGGGATGGCATTCAGGGTGAAGTCCCTGCGCCCCTGATTGCAGAGATAACATACGTCCTCTCAGCCACTGGCTGGGTGCCAATGGGCGGCGGCGGCGGCGGCGGAACGGTCACTAGCGTTAGCGGGACCGGGACAGTCAATGGCATCACGCTGACAGGCACTGTTACCAACAGCGGATCGCTGACGCTTGGCGGGACATTGTCTGGAGTCAGCCTTACATCGCAGGTGTCTGGAGTTCTACCAATTGCTAATGGCGGAACTAATGCGACATCTGCCTCAGGGGCATTGACGAGCCTCGGTGCATATCCAGCATCTAACCCAAATGGCTATACGAGCAATGTCGGAACGGTAACCAGCGTCAGTGGAGCTGGTTCAGTCAACGGCATAACACTGACGGGCACTGTTAATAGCAGCGGATCCCTGACTCTTGGTGGAACGCTATCTGGTGTAAGTCTGACATCGCAGGTGTCTGACACACTGCCGATTGCTAACGGTGGCACGAATGCATCAACGGCTGGTGCTGCGCGTACAAGTCTTGGCGCCGCCGCATTAGGCGCAAATACTGATATCACATCGATTGCGCTGACTTCCGGCACGATTGCGACGGCTCCTGCTAGCGGTACTGACATCGCTAATAAGGCTTATGTTGACAGCATCTCAGCCGGTATCAACTTCCATCAAGCAGTGCGCCTTGCGTCGGTCGCCGCCCTTCCTGCTTATACTTACAATAATGGCAGCGGTGGTGTTGGTGCAACGATCACAGCCAACGCAAATGCTGCGCTAAGCGTTGACAGCGTGGCTGTTGTTGCTGGTAATCGCGTTCTCATAAAGAATGAGGTCGGTGGCAACGCGCCATACAATGGCGTCTATGACGTAACGCAGACCGGAAGTGGGGCGACGCCTTTTATTCTAACGCGCTCTGCGGACTACGACACCGTAGGCACTGGCGTTAACGAAATCAATCAGGGCGACTTCTTCCTCGTCACGGCGGGCAGCACGCAAGCCAACACGTCTTGGGTTCAGCAGACGCCGTTGCCGATCACTATCGGCACAACAGCCCTTACGTTCACGCAGTTTGCGGCCCCGATAGTTTATTCGGCGGGCACGGGCCTGACGCTTACTGGAACCGTATTCAGTATCACAAATACAGGTGTCACGGCCAACACCTATGGCAGCGCGTCGTCAGTGCCGGTTATCGCGTTCAACGCGCAGGGTCAGGCTACTGGGGTAACTGATACTGCAATCGCCATTGCAGCTTCGCAGATCACGTCGGGAACCCTTGGTGTGGCACGCGGTGGCACTGGCGCGACGACCCTGACTGGCTATGTTAAGGGAACTGGCACTGCTGCTCTTACGGCATCATCAACTATCCCAGCGTCCGACATCGGAAGCGGTGCGGCTCTAACTAAAACCGATGATACCAATGTCACCCTTACGTTAGGTGGAACTCCAGCATCAGCACTGCTAGCTGCTACATCGATCACTGCCGGATTGACCGGACAGCTCTCGGTAGCCCGTGGCGGAACTGGCGCATCTACTCTGACTGGGGTCGTCATCGGCAACGGCACATCGGCATTTACGACTGTCTCGGCCCCATCAGGCGCTATCGTTGGAACGACCGACACGCAGACGCTGACGAATAAGCGCTTAACGCCTCGCGTCCTTGCCTCAACTGCAAATAGCGCCACGCCAACGCTGAACACTGATGATTACGACATGATGGTCATCACTGGCCAAACTGTGACAATAACGTCATTTACTACAAACCTTTCTGGCACACCGACCAACGGCCAGAAGCTGTGGATTTCCATTACGGGAACTGGCGCGATTGCGATAACTTGGGGCGCTTCATTTGAAGCATCGACAATTGCGTTACCAACCACTACCGTGACGACCAACCGCCTTGATGTCGGCTTTGTATGGAATGCAGCCACATCCAAATGGCGTTGTGTGGCAACCGCATAGGAGGCGTAAAAGATGGCCAAGTTCTATTTCAAAATCGATACGCGGCGCGGCGAGTACATGGATACGATCTTTTTCCCTGACGACGCACCCCTGTCGGCTGAAGAGATCGTGACTGAAATCCAGCGCCGCGTCGATAACTGGCTTGCTATGATTGAAGCGCCTGTTGAGCCGGAGCCGGAAGCGCCTTCTGAA